TTACAGACTATAAATTTGAAAAAGACGAAGAAGGTTATGTAAGCCTATATGTTATGCACAATGGTCCTTGGACAATTTACACAGACAGTGGATTTGAAAAAGAAATGAGTGAAATAGTTGGTATGGATCTTTCATTTAGCGAACAAGGCATGCAAGATGATGGTGTAGCTCATTTAGAAGGCGGCACTAACATGGAATCAGTTGCAGAAACAGAAGAACTAACTAGATTAAAAAAACTGATTGGCACTGACACAATTAGAGAAATGAAACAGTAAAATGCGAATGTCTGAATTATTTGAAGATCCAAATGATCCAAAGGACACTCCAAAACTTAGACCAGCTGGATGGGCGCCTAAGAAAAAAGGTATGGATGACTTTGAGCCTAACACACCTTTTGCTTATGGAACAAAGCATAAGATGCAACAGAGAATGAATGCAACTCGGCAAAAAGCTAAAGATGCTGGCTTTGTAAAACCAGACGGTAGTGCTAATACTAGAGCATATCATCAAGACAAAAATGATCGAGAACGAGCGGCGGCTCAAAAAGCAGACCGTGAGTATAGAAAAAAATATCCTACAGGTAACTGGACAAGAAATGATACAGGCGACGATACTGGAAATCTTGGTGTAACTACAAGAGAATTAGTACCGCCACCTAAACAAGTTCATCCAGATGATCGAATAAAACAAAATGCCTGGGTTGGCAATGTAATGAATCAACGTGCTAAAACTGCAAAAGCCCGCCACAACCTAAAGAAAAGCGGCCCAATATCATAGTCACATAAGTACTACTATAATGAGTGTAGATACAAATTTAATCAAAAGCCCGTACAAACGTGAGAAGTTCAATCAACAACAAATTGAAGAGATCGTTAAGTGTACACAAGATCCTCAATATTTTATTGAGAACTTTGTATGGATACAGCATCCAGTCAAAGGCAGATTGAAGTTTGACTTGTTTGACTTTCAACGTGGATTGTTAGATGCTTATCATAGTCACAGATACAGTATAGCACTTATCAGTAGACAAATGGGCAAGTCGACAGCGGCTGGCGCATATTTGTTATGGTATGCAATGTATGTACCTGACCAAACTATTCTTATTGCGGCACACAAATACAGCGGTGCCCAAGAGATTATGCAACGTATTAGATTTGCATATGAACTATTACCAGACCATGTAAGAGCAGGTTGTACAGCATACAACAAAGGGTCACTCGAATTTGATAATGGTAGCCGTATTATTGCACAAGCCACAACAGAAAACACAGGACGTGGTTTGAGTATTTCGCTAGCATACTTGGACGAGTTTGCATTTGTGAGACCTAGTATTGCCCGTGAGTTTTGGACCAGTTTGTCACCAACACTTAGTACAGGTGGTAAGTGTATTATTACAAGTACGCCAAATCAAGACGACGATCAATTTGCACAAATTTGGCGTGCCGCATGTAATACAATAGATGAGTTTGGAAATGAAAAAGAAACAGGTAAAAACGGATTTAAGAGTTACAGTGCAGATTGGAAGCAACACCCTGATAGAGACCAATCCTGGGCAGATGAAGAAGAAGGTAAAATAGGTGAAGAACGCTTTCGCAGAGAACACCTTAATGAATTTATTGCATATGACGAAACACTAATCAGCAGTTTAAAACTTGCTGTAATGGAGAGTAGAGATGTATACAAACGCACAGGGCAAGTACGTTGGTACAAAAATATTGTAAAAGGTAAAACATATGTTGCTGGTTTAGATCCAAGTTTAGGTACAGGCGGTGATAACAGTGCTATACAAATATATGAATTACCAGGTATGAAACAGGTAGCAGAATGGATGCACAACAAAACTAGTATTACAGAACAAATACGAATACTGAGACAAATGCTATTAGAAATACAAGAACAAGCACCCGACAGTGAAATATATTGGAGTGTGGAAAACAATACACTAGGAGAAGCCGCACTAGTTGTAATAAATGAAATGGGTGAAGACAATATACCAGGACAGTTTATAAGTCAACCTCGCAGTGCTAATAGAGCTTTCAGAAAAGGCTTTACTACTACAAACAAAAGCAAACTGGCGGCATGTAGTAAACTTAAAACATGGGTCGAAACAGATAGAATGGAAATTGCCAGCAGTGCATTGTTAAGAGAGATCAAAACATTTATTGCTAGAGGTAGCAGTTTTAGTGCAAAAGAAGGTGAAACAGATGACTTAGTAATGGCATGTGTACTGGTAGTACGCATTGCACAACAGGTAGCACAGTATGATGAAAATGCATATGATGAACTAAAAGATAGTTTCTCAGATGAAGAGTCAGTTGACCCCATGCCATTTGTGTTTCTAACATAAATACATTAAAGGAACTTTAGTATGATTACAAGCGACAGAATTGCACAAGATGTTTTTAATATTCTTAAAGGCAACGGGTATAATATTAAAATTTTTACCGATGAAGGTGAAAATACAGTTGATCCGCAATCCGCTAGACGTTTTTATATTCCTAACTTAGGTAGTATGATTAACCTAGATGAGACTGATGCAAAAAGAGAATTAAGAGTAAGTGTCAATCAAAACACCGACGTTAGTGAATTTAAAGATACACTAGCACTACTTAAAAATCTAGCTAATCGATATGTTGTTGAATATACACTAAAAAGTTTTACTAAAGCAATAGAACCAAAAGACCAAGATTACCAAGCACAGAAAGTAAGAGATATGAAACAAGATGTATCAGAAGGCATTGGCGCCGCATATGGTAGTAGCAAGAGCAGTTACCAGCAGTTAGAAAATGCTAAACTAATCATTAAACATACAAAGGCAGTTAACGAAGAATCACGTGGCAGTAGAAGCAGGAATATTAGTGCTATCTATATTGAAAATGCAGAAGGTGAACGTTACAAGATGCCAACAAACAACTTAGCAGGCGGCAGAGCTATGCTACGTCATGTTAAAGAAGGTGGCGCACCATATGACGAGTTTGGTACACATATTCAAGAACAGTGCAATGAACTCAATAAACTAAAAGAATTTAAAAAGTACAGTCTTCGTAACAGCTTGGTAAACGAAGATACAGCAGATATTGTAGAAGCGGTTTCTAATCGCATTGTTAATATCAGAGAAAAAATGAACAAACTTAAAGGCAGTAAATGCTATAGAGAAACAAAAGAAAAGTTTGAAAGTAAAGAAGTTAAGATCAATGAAACAGATCGTAATAAACTTCGTAGTCAGTTTACAGTACGCTCATTTGATGAAAGTTTAGATGAAGCACTACCGTATGTAAATGCATTAGTCAAAGAGATGAAAGCACTCAAAGAGGCTGATGACTTTGCAAAAGAGACCATGGATAGTCTTGTAGATACTATAGCTAAAATGAATACAGTATCACTACGCAAGGGTATCAATGTAAAATCTGATCCTGAGAATCCAATGAACTTGAAAAGTTTTGGAAACATGCCTAAGGAAAATCAGATTGCAGTAGTTATGGAATACTTAGGTAACTCCATTGACTATGCAAAGAAAGGTGAGGATCAGTTAAGTCAGTTGCTAACTAGAATGAGCGATGAAATGGAACGTGTCAAAGACAAAGCCATTATGATGTCAGGAGTACAAGCGATTAACTCCCTATTCAAAAAGCTCACAGCTACAGCAAGTGAAGACACAGATGTTAAGACGGATTGGGAGGAAACATTCGAAAGTAATTTTAATAATTACGATTTTAATAAACTTTTTAGTTGACAACCAACTTTAGATAACATATACTAATGACTATATAAGTAGTCATGAGGCATACTTAGGCAACAGTTGCATTACGCAACACACATAGGCAAAAATTTAGGAGAAAAACTATGGCAACATTGGCAGAAATTCGTGCAAAATTGCAAGAGCAAGAAACAAGTGGCGGACGTGGTTCGCAATCAGGTGGCGACAACGCTATCTTCCCTTTTTGGAATATCCCAGAAAACTCAACAAGTGTACTTCGCTTCTTACCAGATGGTGATGCGAGCAATACTTACTTTTGGCGTGAACGTCAAATGATCCGTTTAGGATTTTCAGGTGTAAAAGGCGATAGTAATAGTCGTGCAGTTACAGTGAACGTTCCATGTAACGAAATGTGGGGACCGACAGGATCATGTCCTGTACTAGCTGAGGTACGTCCTTGGTTTAAAGATCCTGCACTAGAAGACATGGGTCGTAAGTATTGGAAGAAACGTTCATACGTTTTCCAAGGCTTTGTAGCTGAAAGCAGTCTACAAGAAGACACTACACCAGACAATCCAATTCGTAGGTTTGTTATTAATCCAAGCATTTTTAATATTATTAAAGGCGCACTTATGGATAGTGACTTTACTGAACTTCCAACAGATACTGAACAAGGTACTGACTTCCGTCTTACTAAGACAACTAAAGGACAGTATGCTGACTACAGTACTAGTAGTTGGGCACGAAGAGAACGTAGCTTAGATAGCAACGAACGTGCGGCAATTGATGCTCACGGGTTGTTTAATCTTAATGATTATCTTCCTAAGCAACCAAACGATGAAGAACTTCGTGTTATTGGTGAAATGTTTGAAGCTAGTGTAAATGGTGAAATGTATGATCCAGCACGTTGGGGTAATTTTTATCGCCCAGCTGGTGTACAAATCGACACTAGTAATAGTGCTCCAAAGGCAGAAAGTGCAACAGCAACACCTGCTCCGGCACCTGAGCCAACACCACAACCTGCTCCAGTAGCAGAAGCGGCACCTGCTCCAGTTACTCCACCTGAAAAACAGGAACAAGTAGCGGCGGCAGTAGCGGCAACGGCTCCGGCTGAAGGCGGTGCAAAACCTAATGCCCAAGACATATTAGCGGCAATTAGAAATCGTAGCAACTAATTGAAAAAATAATATAGTAGGCGGCATTATGTCGCCTACAGTGGCTTTATGGAGAAATTAATGGCAAAACCTTTTGATGTAAGTAAATTCCGCAAAAGTATTACCAAAGCGGTGCCCGGACTAAGTGTCGGGTTTAATGATCCGGATACATGGATCAGTACAGGTAATTACACACTAAACAAACTAATCAGTGGAGAATTTGAAAAAGGCATTCCACTGGGTAAGGTAACTGTACTTGCAGGAGAATCCGGAGCAGGTAAAAGTTACATAGCCGCAGGTAACGTAATTAAAGCGGCACAGGATCAAGGTATTTTTGTTGTACTAATTGACAGCGAAAATGCACTAGATGCAAAATGGCTACATGCACTAGATGTAGACACAAGTGATGAAAAATTACTTAAACTTAATATGAGTATGATTGATGATGTCGCTAGAACTATTAGTGATTTTATGAAAGACTACAAAGCAGAATATACAGACAAGGAACATGACGAGCGTCCTAAAGTATTATTTGTCGTAGACAGTTTAGGTATGCTACTAACACCAACAGATGTTGATCAGTTTCAAAAAGGTGATATGAAAGGTGATATGGGTCGTAAGCCCAAAGCACTAACATCGCTTGTTAGGAACACAGTTAACATGTTCGGTGAATTTAACGTAGGACTACTAGCAACTAACCATACATATGCATCGCAGGATATGTTTGACCCCGATGACAAGATCAGTGGTGGACAAGGCTTTATCTATGCATCAAGTATTGTTATTGCTATGCGTAAACTTAAACTAAAAGTAGACGCAGAAGGTAACAAAACATCACAAGTACATGGTATTAGAGCGGCGTGTAAAGTAATGAAAACACGTTATGCTAAACCTTTTGAAAGTGTACAGGTTGAAATTCCTTATGAGACAGGTATGAGTCCGTATAGTGGATTAGTTGAGTTTTTTGAAGCAAAAGAAGTTCTTAAGAAAAGTGGTAACAGTTTAGAATACACTAGCCCAACTACAGGTGAAGTAATCAAAATGTTTCGCAAGCCTTGGAACTTGAACAAAGATAATGCTTTGGATCTCATTATGAAAGAATGGAACGACGAAGTGGTCGATGCTGTTCAAGAAGAGCTAAATATCCAGGACGAGCAACAAGATATCTTACCTGAGGAAGAACCTATACATGAAGATGGATGATGAAGAAATAGCCGCATACGTTGATATGTGGCTATCTTTAAAACCTTATATTAACGCCAAAGACAAAGAACTGGCATGCGAAAAGTTTCTAGCAGTAATTAATGAAAACATTGCTGATTTGAGCGAAGTATGCGACGAATGGTTTGGGCACGATTCAACACTTGACAGAGTAATAAGAGATTGTTATTATGAAGATGCATATGACGATATTGATGAAGACTCTGATGAATATGATGATTGGTAAATGACCTGGTATAGTAAAGTAAGGCAGAATATAGCTAATATAGTTCCTGCAATTGAATACTTCGAAAAACAACTAGATGAAGCAAGATTAGATTGCGGACTCAAAGGCAATGTGGAAAAACATTCACGTGACATGCCGGGTATAGTTGAGTATCGTTTTAATCAATTGCAGGAACTTGAAGCTATCTTAGAATACTTGAATATTGAAATGCGTAAAATACGCAACAAACATTATCGCAAGTATTTGGAAGGATATAACAAAGCACTCTCAAGTAGAGATGCTGAAAAGTATGCTGATGGTGAAAGTGAAGTAATTGACCAGCAACATATTATTAATGAAGTTGCATTGATCCGTAATAAGTTCATGGGATTAATAAAAGCAATAGATGCAAAGCAATTTCAAATAAACAATATTGTAAAGCTGAGAGCGGCTGGATTAGAGGATGTAAGTTTGTGATGGAAAGTGATTATAATTTAAATATTGAACTAATCTTTCCTACTGCAATAGGTATTGTAGATAACGATAATTTTGATGATCATTCAGCAATATTGGATCTTGAATACAGCGTTACAGAAAATTCATTTGGTCAGTTTGAAACGTCAACAGATTCATATGTATTAGATAACCATGTACCTAATTTAAGAAATTGGATACAACAGCAATTAGACAATTATTCACAGTATGCATTGTCAACTCATCAAAAATTAAAACTTACACAAAGCTGGTGTTTAAAACATAATGATGTAAAGCAGGAAGTATTTCCGCATTCACATCCTAATAGTATTATCAGTGGTGCTTATTATGTAGCGGCTGACGAAGATAGTGGTGACTTAACATTTCACAGGTCAAACATTAATCAGTCTCCTAGCGTTACTTGGGAAATGGACCCAGAGATGATAGCAACATCACCATGGAATTTTCATTGGAAGAAAGTTGCAAGTAAGCAAGGACGCTTGGTACTGTTCCCTTCACAACTTATGCATTCTGTTGATGGGCAAAAGCCTATCGATGGAACAAGATGTGTTTTAAGTTTTAATACATGGTTTGAAGGCGGCATCGGAGAAGTTAGTAAATTAAGTAGGTTAGGACCATTATGATAGTTACAATAGCAAGTGACCACGGAGGTTACAAAGTAAAAGAAGCAATCATTGAATGGTTGACAGATCAAGGACACAACGTTAGAGACTGGGGTTGTGATAGTGAAGAAAGTTGCGACTATCCGGACTTTGCCAAAGGTGTATGTGAACTTGTAGCCAGTGGAGGTGCAAATTTTGGTATCCTTGTTTGTGGTACAGGTATTGGTATGAGTATGGCGGCTAATAGAAATCCAAAGATTCGTGCAGGACTATGTAAAGACACACATACTGCAATGCTCACTAGACAACACAATGATGCAAATGTATTGTGTTTGGGTGCAAGAGTAACTGAGCCAGCGTGGATTATTAATATAGTTGATACCTTTCTTTCAACAGAATTTGAAGGAGGAAGACACGTTGCACGACTGGAGAAGATGGCGTAAAGATCGACGATTGTATTGGTTAAGAAAGATCAAACAATCTAAAGGATGTGAATATTGTGGATTTGATAAAAGCCCGCTTGCATTAGATTTTGCACATAGAGATGGTACAGAAAAGCACAGCGGAGCGGCATATGGCGCTGGTAGTGGTATGTCTAAACTTTACAGTAAAATTTACAGAGATAAAGAGAAAAATACCCAAGCAATAATTACAGTATTCAAAGAAATACGCAAGTGTAGAATACTATGTAAAAATTGTCATGTAGTAGAAACATTCAAAAATAGAGAATGGTTTAGACAGCATGAAATAGCAAAAGAACGAAAAAAGATGAAAAAAGATGCCATAAAAGGTTGACAGTATGAACTCTTGGTGTTAGTATATAAGAGTAAGTTAAGCAAACAAGGAGTTGACGACATGGCATTTATTAACGCAGAAGATGTAAAAGCAATCCGTAACGAACTTAAAGCTACGTTTCCAAAGTTTAAATTTGGTGTTCGTAAGCAACATCATTCAAGTGTAGACGTTACAATTAAGTCTGGACCAACAGACTTTAGCGATTGTTTCCGAGGTGATGAAGGCTATGCTCCGATCAATCAGTATCATACACATATGTATGGTGATCATCAAACATTTTTTGACAAAGTGCATGAGATTATTAAAACTGCTCCTATCAAAGGAGAAGGTTATCACAAGAACAAAGGTTGGTATGACAACAGTAATTCAATGATAGATTACTTTGAAACAGCCTACTACATTAGTATGAATGTTGGTAGTTGGAATACACCATACGTTCAAAAATAAAACGGGAGAGTATTTTTGGGAGGAAATTTTTTACCCGGGCAATGATGCCCCGCTCAACAGAAGGAATATAATATGAGTGAAACAATGCAAACCGTTGTAGAAGCAACAAAAATTTTAGCCAAATGGGTAGTAATAATTGCTGTCATATTTGGTATGATAAATGGCTTTCAATGGATCTATACACAGAATGGTGTTGGAAAAGTTGAAGCAGAACTATATGGGATATTGACTTTTGGAATACCATTTGTTATTATAATGATAGCAACAATGGTATGGTCAGAGGCCAAATATCGTGTTTGGAAAACAAACAAAGGAATCGAATAAAAGAATCCGCTCTTAGCTCAGCTGGATAGAGCAACTGCCTTCTAAGCAGTAGGTCACAGGTTCGAATCCTGTAGAGCGGGCCAATAATTGGACAGTTGGCTGAGAGGTTTAAAGCACCGGTCTACTAAACCGACGAAGGTTAACGCCTTCCCAGGGTTCGAATCCCTGACTGTCCGCCAATTGGGCCTTTAGCTTAGTCTGGTTAAAGCCATCCGCTCATAACGGATCGATCGTTGGTTCAAATCCAACAGGGCCCACCAAGAAGCGGGTATCGTATAATGGTATTATTACAGATTTCCAATCTGAAGACAGGAGTTCGATTCTCCTTACCCGCTCCAAATCGCCGGTGTAGCTCAGTTGGTAGAGCAGTTGATTTGTAATCATCAGGTCCCGAGTTCGAATCTTGGCGCCGGCACCATAAATATCAATAGCTAGCAGAACGCTAGCCAATCAATAGGATAAAAGATGAAAGTTGGAGAAGTATTAATTGAAGCCGCTAGAAAGCAAGCTGAAGGCGAAATAGCAGTACACAGAGCAAACATTGAAGTCTATAGAGCAATGCCTGCAGGCATTGGAGAACACAGTGATGTTACTGAAGCTATTATTGCAGAACTTGATAAAATGGCGGCGGCAAGCGATCGTTTAGAAATGATTGAAAAACACTTTAGCTGATCTATAGGAGGAAGTTAATGGCAGACGATTTTGGACCAAGTTGGTATAACAAAACTGAGAACAAAGAACTAAACAGATTGAGCGTAATCAGTCTTGTAGATGACGATTTTTTACAGTGTAGTTTTTACGAACATGACAAAATTGTTGGCATTATTCCATACTATAACAAGTCATTTACCTACGTTAAAGATGCCTCATATAATTGGTGTCAAGGTATAATGACCATAGAGACAGTTAAAGGGTATACAGAACAAGGCGACTTGTTCTCAGTATAAGTTACTGCCAAATTAGGTTTTGTCAGTCTACGCACTCTCCACAGACTCTTATTGCAAATAATTCTTACTATTAGTTGCAATTAAAAAAAGGTTGACAGTATGACATCTTGGTGTTACTATATAAGAGTAATTTAAAAAAGGTGGTCTAATGTTACATCTTATATGGGAAACTATAAAATTTATACTTTTGCCTGTCAGATTTTATATTTGGCTTATAAGTGATTTTTATAGATTTGCTTATGGTACTTCTTTGTTTATTTGTCTATTAATTTTTATTTTCTAATTGACAACACAAGTATCGATGTTAATATAAATGAGTAACTTAACAGAGGATAAGAAAAATGGCACGTCAAAAAGCACAGTTTAATACACGTCAAGTTTTAGAATTAGCCATTGAAGTAGATAAGAAGCAAGGCTTTATAAAAAGCGGATATGGTTATTATGATCGAGAATCAGACAAGCAAGTTTACGATAATAAAACTGCAATCCTAAATATGCTTATAGGTGCACCTGAAGCTCCTATGATGGATATCAGTGAAAGTTCTGTAGAACAAGCTGATAAGATTGTAGATGAATTCAAGCAAGAGCTGATTGCTAAAAAACTAAGCGGTACAATTAACGATTTTGAAACTAACGTATTGCAAAGTATCAGCAATGAAACAGTTGAAAAGTTTGGTGTAGCAGTACTAGCAAGTTTGCCCAATAGTTTTAGAGTTTTAGAAAAACGTCAAGGACTAGATAACTTTTTTGACAAGTATCGTAAGGGCAGTGAGTTTGTTGGTAAAATTGGAGAGCGGTTACGTTTTCCTGCACATATCAAAGATGTAAAGTTTATTGCCAAATACAACATTCATTTGGTAACCTGTTTAACTAACGAAAACAATATTGTGAAGTTTTTCTTCAATCGTGAGCCTGACATTCAACAACTCATCGAAGGTAAGAATGTTACACTTACAGGTAAAGTTAAAACACATGATATAAGTAAGTTTTCTAATTGTAAAGAAACAGTGTTCAATTATGTGAAAATAGAACAATAAAAAGGTTGACAACATCTGTAATGATGTTATTATGTATATATAAGTTGTTAAAAAGGAGTGAGAACCAATGCAGACAGCTACTACAACAGACGTAAAAATTGTTAACGGTACATACCGTAACTTGGAGATAAAGGATGCAGTGTTTCCTTTAGTAAAAGATTACAAAGAAGGTAAAAATGGTAACTTCATTACAGTGGATGGAAGTGCAGTTACCGGATTCCCTGATCGTTCCATTCGGATCAAAGTTGTTAGCAAAGACGACTTTGAAATGCTAGAAGATGGAGAGAGTGTTGTGACAGCCCAAGCCGCCCAAGCTGAAACAGATGATCAGATCATTGAACGATTGAGGGAGCGATTTGAGATCCTAGAAGACATGACATATGCGGCATGTGATGGGGTCGTCCGCGGTATGGTAGTTACTGGACCTCCAGGCGTTGGTAAATCGTTTGGAGTTGAGAAGGTACTCAAAGAAGCTGGCATTATGAAGAAGTTGAGTCAGGACAGTTTGCGTAAATTCGGAGTTGAGAAAGGTGCGGCAACACCTATCGGACTTTACCAGTTGCTATATGATTACAGTGCTAATGGTAGTGTACTAGTGCTAGACGATTGTGACAGTGTACTGTATGATGAACTTAGTTTGAACTTGCTCAAAGCGGCATTGGATAGTAGTCCTAAGCGGACACTAAGCTGGCGTTCAGAAAGTAGAGCACTTGCTAACAATGGTGTTCCAGACACGTTCGAGTTTAAAGGTTCGATCATCTTTATCACTAACGTAAAGTTTGAACGTACTCGAGGCAAGTTGAAGGATCACTTGGATGCTATTATGTCACGTTGTCACTATTTGGATTTGACACTAGACACAATGCGAGATAAGTTCCTACGTTGTAAACAAATCGTTGCTGACGGTATGCTTACTAGCTACAAGTTTCCTGAAGATGAACAAAAGGATCTAATGGATTATATCTATACTAACAAGAATAAACTTAGGGAGATGAGTTTGAGAATGGTACTCAAAATTGCCGACCTTAAGAAGATGAATGCCAACAAGTGGAAGAGTTATGCAGAGTCCACTTGTATGAAACGAGGCTAAAGAATTTAAATGTCCGTTCTCACAATAAGGACATTTAAACACTAACTGGTGTACTCCTCTGTCTGCGTCACTCTCACTCACACCAGTTAGGACTTGGGGGGCTAGTAAGAGTTCTTACTAGTCCCCTTATTTTATAAGTAGTACGGGGAGTACAAACATTGGTAAAACCTAATACAAAATTTGATTTAACTATAAGAGATATAGAAGTTATCGAACAAGCCCTTAGAGCAAAAGCAGGACGAAGAGGTTTAGCTATTGCTGAAGGCGAGACGTCTCCACAATTAAAAGCAGAGATGAGAGAACTACAAGAATTGCTTGGTAGAATATATCATCAAAAGAATTGGTACAAAGCCAACGACGGCACGTTCCAAGGTGGTGGATAAATGGAAATCAAAGGACATGTAGAAGAACTTTTTCCTACTCAGATATATGTTGGAGAAATTACACAAGAAACACATGATGCAACTTTAGCTAAATTAGCTAATATAGAATGGGGACAAGTACCATTGACTAGTAAAGCACATGGCATGAATGTTTCTAAAGTACATGGCGTTCCAAGTTTTGATGCTGATGTAATTAGCGAAAATGAACTAGATGAATTACACGAAGAATTAGGTCACCATGTGAGATACTATTGTGAAAGCATGGGAGTAGATGTGAATATAACTGGTCGCACTAGTTGGATTACACAGTATCACAAAGGTGATTATGCAGTTCAACATTCTCATGGCAGTTCGAGTATTTCATTAGCATACTACATTGCATCTAACGGTGAAGATGGCAACTTTTATTTTTGTAATCATTCACCTGCTAGATTTGCTCCCTTAACAGAAAGTATAGGAAATTTAGTATCTATACCTCCCGAAGAGCGAAAGATAATATTATTTCCAAGTTGGATGGAACACGGAGTCAATCAAAATATTACAGATAATGTTAGGCGTTGTTTGTCAGCAAACTTTTATAGATAGGGAAAGATATGGAAGATGGTTATACAGAGTATGGTTACCGAGGACTAGCAGAATTACAAGCTAAAGATAAAGAAATCGAAAAGCTCAAAGAAGAGATTGGTGAATTGCAACACCGTCTGCAACTAATGGAAAACCATGCAAATAATCTGCAATCCAAAGCAAGTTTACCTAGCTATTGACAAACTCTAAAATAGAGCATACAATTAAAATATGAAAACAAAACTGATTCTTAAAGATGAAGTCAACTGTAAGTTTGAAGGCTTGGCTTT